TATGTTTCAATTGCAGAATCAAATCATCATCATCTTTTTTCTTTTGCCTCATGGTTACCTCAATAATACTTGGAAGCCAATCAAGCAATGCTTGTGGGCGTATTGTTACCGTATTGTAGTCATTAGATAAGCATACGCCATCTTCATTAGACCATAGTGTTATTATCTCATCAATATATATTTCTTCGTTATTCATCATTTGTTGTTTTATCTGTTAATTCTATTATATCATATTCTAATTCGTGAATATCTTCGTTTATCTCCATTACTTCAATTAAGTAATTGCAAATCATTCCGAGTAAGATAGCCTTATCATTATATTCATCTTCACTACGTTCAATTAAGTCATCAATGCCATTATAAAATGAATGAAACCCACTACATGAAGTTAATTGTGGATTTGCCCATTCCTTAAATTCATCATTTATATATGTCATCAAGTGCTGAACAACATCAGGCAATACCTTAGCCATAATGTTATCGGTGCGAAAATTGTAGTATCGTGGACTGTCTAATCCAATAAAAAACAATTCTATTCCTGTCATGTCTGTAAATCTATGCACCCAAGCTACGCTATAATGAATAAACGTCTTATGCCAATTTACATCATCAGTATCAATGCTTAACGTGTCGCATCTATCTACTATGTAATCATCATGGTAGTTATAAAATCCACCGAACTCAATTTGTATTTCCATTTGTATTTATTTTTATGTTCAATGCAAACATACGAAGCCCAATGTTACCCAATGTTAAGCCAATGTTAAGTGTTTGTAAAATATTTACTATCTTTGTGTAATGATATTTAAAGGCAAATATATGTATAAATGGAATAAGCAGGGGGATATTGAAGCAATCCCACAAGAACAGGGTATTGAATTGCCACAGGGGGGTATTAAATTCACAGAGGAAGAAACCCCTATTAAATTCACAAGGAAGGAGACACCAATCTTTACAGGAGTGTTAAATTATTTTCCTGATGCAATTCGAGAAATCGCAAAGTGTTCTTACGTTGGACAACAACAACACAATCCAGATAAACCTCTGGCGTGGGATAGAAGCAAGTCTGGGGACGAATTAGATGCTCTTTCTCGGCACTTACTTGAAGCAGGTACAGTTGATACCGATGGCATCAGACACTCCGCTAAAGTAGCTTGGAGGGCGTTAGCTAACTTACAAAAGGAACTGGAAAAAACCGTCAAATAGAGCGTTTAAATTTCAAGTGGTACTCAGCATCATCTTTTGCGAGAAGTGCCGTGAAACCCAATACAGTAGGGCTTAAATGGCGTGTTTTAGCGCAGTACGTACATACCTTTCGGCACAGTTCTTTCAAGGGCGTATTGAATTGCGTAGCGACTTGCATCAATGCCGTGATTCCAAGAATCTCTTGGTATGCTACCCTTCAGTTTCCAAGCATAGTTGTTAAACTCTCGTATTAAATTCACAGAGTCCTTATCGATAACTATATTGTAGTCCTGCATAAGTGCGATGCCTGATAGTATGCTACCTTTCTTTTTTATAGTAGGCGTAATGTTTTTAAGTCCTTTTGTCTTTAACTCTGATATAAGTCGAGGCTCACTATTGTCGCATACAATCAGATTGTTTCCTGCATACCTTCGGCACATCTCAAATATATTAGATGTAGATAGACCTGCTTTGTAGAAGTGTTCTTTTATCCAGATAGTCTTTCTAATCTTATCTACCGCAATTTCAGTTAAGACTGAAGCATCTACCGAAAATCCGAAATCAAGTCCAAATATCGTATCATACTCGTTATTGAAGTCTCCAATCTCCCAATGAGTAAATACAACTCCCTCTGCTTTCTCAAGCCATCCGCCAAGTATCTGATGCTTGTACTTCTCTGGTCTACGCTTTTGCATAACCTCCACTTGTTCTACAAAGGATGGAGATAAGTGCTGCTTATTATCAAGGTATGTTGTGTGTATGTAGCTGACGTTCTCTTTAACGCCATTGTAACCGTCTGTAATGCCTCTATTCTCAAAGAACCTCTCGTATATCCAATGCTGTTTAGTTGTGGGGTTTAGAATCAATATACAGCGATTCTGCTTTCCAGTAGCACGAACAGAGTAGTCAATCTTTTCAAACGATTCTTCGTCTGTAAGTTCCTCTGCTTCATCCAAGACAAATGTCGTAACGCCTTGAATAGACTTCAGCTTGGCGGTCTGGTCTCCACTCGCAGTCTTAATACCACTAAACAGAATGCTGCTCCCCGTTAGGTTATTTATAATCTCGTTCTTTGTAACGGTAAAGTTCTCTGCAATCCCCATCAGTTCAAGTTTCTCCAAGAACTCTGGTATAATAGACATAGATGCCGAAGTCATTGTATATCGAGTAAAAAGTATGCGATGCCCTGTTTCATATGTTAGAAGCACCAAGAATGTATTTACGCCAAACGACTTACCACTTCCCCTACCACCTGTAATTACAAAGTATCTACTTGGGTCTCTGAACAGAGGATTGTACTTGGGATTAAGATTTACTTTCTTCATCCTTTATCTCTGTTGCTTCAATATCAATAGTATCTTCTGGTTGCAGGAAAGATATCACAGGAATGTTTACCTCCTGCTTTACGTTAATATCCTTCTGCTCTTTCGGCTTACCATACTTGTATTCCCACAGTAAGCGTAAGTGTGCAAAGGAATCCTTACTCATCTCAGCAAGTGCCTCCCATGCTTTCTTCTCACTCCCAAAGGCTCTCTTCATTGAACCTAGTGCAAAGTTCTTTATGTCCGCTTCTTTGGCTTTAGGCTTTCTCCCTTGCCCTCTGGACACTCCTTTTATCGCACCGTTGTTCCTTCTTCCATCAGAATATGGAACGTGTGGTTGCTTCTCTTTCGGCTCTGGTTTTGGCTTGATTGGTATTCCTAACTCAGCTTTCTTCTCGTCTGATATTAGACTTCTCTTTTTTTGTCTTGGCATGTTTAAATAATAAAGTTCATACCTAAGTGTTTAAGTGCCTGATTTACTGTGAGTAATATCGAGTCATCAATGTATCAATCTGTTGATTGTAGTACATAATCATATCATCGTTATCCTCTTTCTGTTGTGCCAAAGCTAATTGGTCTTTAAAGTAGGCATACGCCTTTACAAATGTTTTCTTACTTAGTTTCATGTCTTATTAGTATATTGAACCGCTTATTCCTTCAGAGGCATAATAAACCTTTGTCTGTTGGTTTCTCGGTTGTATTTTATTAGATATAGCTTCCTTCAAATCATCTTTCAGTTTCTCAATGTCCTTCTTTAAATCAGACACCTCTAGTTTAAGCCTCATGTTCTCTTCCTCAAAATCAATCTCTGGCTCTCCTGCAAGACCGCAAAATTCATTTCGTATTGAATCAAACTTCTTCCTGAACAACTTGTCTTGGGCGTAGTCTATTTCAAATTGATTTATCTGATGCAATACAGTAGCATGATTCTGTTTTAAGGGTAATGTCTGTCCTATTGAGTGAAGAGACGTTTTCTTGTAAAACTCCCTAAACAATTTGTAATACATTCTTCTAGCAAAAATAACCTCTCTCTTTCTGGTCTTAACGCCTATGTTAACACCAGTCTTTTCTTCTACTAATCTTTTAAGATATTCTATCTCCAATTCCATCTAATTCTTCTTTATATTCATTATAAGCCTCCATTGCGCCTTGTATGCACTCATACTGCTCTGTATCTTTAAAGTATTCTATTAAGAACTTAACTTCTTGTAGAAGCAACATTCCCTCTCTTAGTGAGAGTAGTACATCCTCTCGGCACTCTTCTTTAGCTTGTTGATACTCCATCTTTATCTTTATTGACATCCTCTTTAATCAAAGCCTGAACCATTATGTAAACATTGGTTAGTGCCTTCTCTAAAGCGGTTATACGCTGTTCTTGTGTTAGCTTCTTCTTTCTCATAAAGTGCCAGTTATAGTGTATTGGTCTATATTCTTTGGCTCATCAGAAAACCAAGTGTTAAATACGCTAACCGCATTATCAACTAATCGTTCTCCTTCATGATAAAACTCTTCACTCACATTATAGATACCGATGTCCTTAGTTTCCTTATCTACGCATAAAAATACAAAATCTTTATAATCTATGCCAAATAAATTGCAATAAATAAATACTTGACTTGCGTAACCATACTTCTTGCAGTTGTAAGGAAAGCTACCTTCTGAAAGACCTGTTGTTGTTTTAAGGTCAACAATAGCCCTACCAACATTGAGTGCATCAGCTTTACCCCTAAAAGGCAAGAACATAATGTTTCCGATAGCTGGTTTCTCATATTCCAATCCTTCGATTAACTGAGCAGCGTCATTGTTATTATAAACAGCATCCGATAACCTCATTGTTTCCTCGTACTCTTTCCTGAGGAACGTCATTGGATTATCAGCAAATGCCTCCTTATATAGCTTAGTGTTTCGTGTACTGGCATCTATCCAATTAAGATGTCCAAACTTCTCAGGCTCAAATACTGCCAAGTGTAAAAGCCACCCAGTAGTCATAGCACTTGTTCGCTTGTTAGCAAACCTCAACGACTTAGCGTATGCTTTAGGTGATTTGTTTAAGAGTTTAACACTACTGCTACTCAGGGCATTCTTACCTAAGTACTCATAGTAGAACTCATCGTTATCCATTTGATTTAGAATAGAATCTTTATCCCAAAACTTTCCGTCTAGTGTAACTATCTGATTACTCATCTATTCTTCTTTTAGCTAGTTCTGGTGCTATAAATTGCATGGGATGAAATTCTTGAAACACTTTGTTTAACGCGTGTCTAATCTCTTCTCTGTTCTTCTTACCTTCTTCTGAATACTTCCACTTAGCAAGTTCCATTTCTTCTTGGTAGCTTCTTTCCATTCTATCTATCTGCTCAGCGTTAAGAGAATCTCGCTCTCTCATCTTCTGAAATAACTCATTTGTTTTACTCATTTCAATTGTTTTATTAGTAACTTAATTAACTTCTCTATCTTATTTAAAATCCATCTCAAGGGTGTGTCAAGAACATAGTGTAGTATCATTAGGGTACTCTCAAGCATCCAGAATATGAACACTAGAATGATTACAAATACTAACTTCAGTAAGTTTATGGGGGATAATATAAATCTTAATAACTTGTCCATTTGCTTATTATTTGAAACAAATGTACAAACTATTTAGTAATTAACAAAATATAAACAAAAAAAAGAGGCTACCGAAGCAGCCTCACATGTATAGAAAAAGATGTTTTTAG